AACCGAAGGACAAACTTATACATTTAACATATCAGCAGTTGGGCATCCTTTTTGGATACAAACCACCTCTGGTGCATATAGTTCAGGTAATGTATATAGTAGTGGTGTAACAGGTAACGGAACCGCTAATGGAACAATAACATTTATAGTTCCATATAACGCACCTTCCACTCTTTATTATGTTTGTCAGTATCATTCTGGTATGGCCGGAACAATTAATGTAACAGATGTTCCATAATTAAAAAATAAAACTATTTATAACATATGGAATTCTTTATAAGACAAGGGGCATCTGACCCAATATTAAAAATGAGACTAATTGATGATGGTAAAAACGATAAATCTTCATTTAACGATTTATTAGAAAGTGCTGACATTACATTTGAGATGTCTGATATAAAAACAGATACTCCAATCATTTTAGATTCTACATGTTACGTTACCACAAGAACAAAATTATATAATCAAACAACTGATGAATATTATATAACACATAGATTTACAGAAGAACATACGTTAAATTCAGGTAAATACGAAGGAAAAGTCATAGTTCAATTCAAAGACACTAACGGAAATCCAACAAACAAACTCATTTTACCTGTAAAAGAGAAATTATTTATTAATATTTCTTAAATTAAGACTTTTTGTTTATATTTGTAATGTTAAGACAAACTACCATTTAATGGTAAGCTAATACGTCACATTTAAAAAATATAAAACATGAAAGAAGTTATCTCTCAGGAAGTTATCGAAAACTTTCTAAATGGGGGAGACGATGAGAAATACATCGTAGGTGTCGAATATGACTACCCCTCCAACTCAATATCCAAAATTATTCAGGACCCAATAAAGGGTAAAATTGTTAAAACAGATTCGTTCGTACCATTTTTATGGGTCGGAGACTTATCTAATCTTAATTTTTATGGTAACTCCAAATCAACTCAAAAACAAATGATGGGTAAGTACGGGATTATCATTGAGAAGTTAGAAACTAATGGTAATAGTCGTTTGGAGGATGGTATGAAATTCTTAGTTAAAAGTATTAAGAGTTACACCGATTTAATCAATTTTTTTAAAACTGGTGGACTTGACCCGTGGGGAGAAGAAGTAAGAAAACATTTTACCATTTTATCTCCTGTTGAACAATATCTTGTTCAAACAAGAAAACGATTGTTTAAAGGAATTGAAGATTATGGTGATGTATATCGTTTTGTATTTGATATTGAGACCACAGGTTTAGATCCTGAAACTTGTAAAATCATTTTGATTGGGGTTAAGGATAATCGTGGTCTACAAGAAACAATTCCCGCATTTGGTGAAGATGGTGAAAAGAAATGTATTGAGAGATTTTTACAATATATTAAAGATTTAAAACCAACAATTGTTGCTGGTTATAACTCCGCTTTCTTTGACTGGCCGTTTATTTTAAAACGTGCACAAATTCTTGGTGTTGATATTAATGGGTTAACTCAAATATTCACAAGTACAGGAATGAAAGAAAAAAAGGGAATGTTAAAACTTGCAAATGAAATTGAGGACTACACACAACACGTTATTTGGGGTTTTAATATTATTGATATTGCACACTCTGTTCGTAGAGCTCAGGCAATTAACTCCGAAATTAAATCGTGGGGTTTGAAATATATCACAACATATTTGGAGAAGGAGAAACCGAATCGTGTGTATGTTGAAGGTAATCAAATATCTAAAATTTATTTAGATAATGAAAGTTATTACGTAAACCCTAAGACAGGTGGTTACAAAAAGATTGGTGATGTAGGTACTGATAGATTAATGGAGAGGTTCCCCGGTAAGTTTGAAATATGGCCAGGTAGAAAAATTGTTGAGCAATATCTCGATGATGACTTGTATGAGACAATGGTTGTTGATGATTCATTCTCACAATCAACATTTTTACTTTCTAAATTAGTACCAACAACATATGAAAGAATTGCCACAATGGGGACCGCTACATTATGGAAAATTATCATGTTGGCTTGGTCATATGAAAATAATTTAGCAATACCTGCTAAAGATGAAAAAAGACCATTTACTGGTGGATTATCACGTTTATTAAATGTGGGGTTTGCAAAGAATATTGTAAAGTTTGACTACTCATCACTCTACCCATCAATTCAATTAGTATATGATGTGTTCCCCGATTGTGATGTAATGGGTGTACAAAAATCAATGTTAAAATACTTAAGAAATATGCGTATGAAATATAAAAATCTTGCTGGTGAATTGAAAGATAGTGACCCCGTTGCTGCGGAAATGTATGACCGTAAACAATTACCGATTAAGATTTTTATTAACGCATATTTTGGTTCACTATCCGCACCGCATGTATTCCCGTGGGGAGAAATGGATTCAGGTGAAACGATTACATGTATTGGTCGTCAATGTCTTCGTATGATGATTATGTTCTATATGCAGAAAGGTTATAAACCTCTTGTAATGGATACTGATGGTGTAAACTTTGAAACACCTGATAGTGCCGAGGATGCACTATACGTTGGTAAGGGTCTTAATGAACTTGTTAAGGAAGGTAAAGAATATAAAGGTATTGAAGCTCATACTGCGGAGTTTAATGATATCTTTATGAGAAATGAAATGGGTCTTGATATTGATTATACCGCGCCCGCTTGTATTAATGTTTCACGTAAAAATTATATCATTAAGTTAATTAAGAAAGGTAAAGAGAAAATTAAATTAACGGGTAATACTATTAAGTCTAAAAAATTACAAACATATGTTGTCGAATTCTTAGATGAAGGTTTAAAGTATTTGTTAAATGGTGATGGTCATTCTTTTGTAGAACTATACTACAATTATGTGGAAAAGATTTATAATAAAGAAATTCCATTAGCTAAAATTGCAAACAAAGCTCGTGTTAAACAATCCGTTAGTGACTATAAAAAACATATTCAGAAAACTACAAAGTCTGGTTCACTAATGTCTAGACAAGCTCACATGGAATTAATTTTACAGAATGATTATCCTGCGGGTTTAGGTGATACAATTTTCTATGTTAATAATGGAACTAAGAAATCATCGGGTGATGTACAGAAGGTGACTAAACCAACAAAGAAACAACAAGAAGATTTTACAGAGAAATATGGTTATCCAATGCCTGATGGTTATATTGAGGTGAGTTGTTATATGATTCCTGAAAAAGAAATTACTGATAATCCAAACTTATTGGGTGATTATAACGTTGCTCGTTATTTAAATAATTTTAATAAACGTGTTGAACCTCTATTAGTTGCATTTAAACCTGAGATTAGAGAAGATATTTTAATTGAGGATCCAAAAGATAGACAATACTTTACAAGAAATCAATGTGAGTTAGTTAATGGTTATCCATTAAAAGAAAGTGGTCAAGATAAATTTGATGAAGTTATGACTCTTTCCGATAGTGAAGTTGTATTTTGGAATAAGGTTGGTCGTGACCCATTCTTTATGTATGTTGAAAATAGTCTTGAACTTGTTGACCAATATTGGGTTGACCATAACAGAAAAGTCCTACAATTACAAGCAGCAAGTACTGTAAGTAATGAAGACGAAATTATCGGTAACGATAATGGTGATTTAATTTTACACGTAATCGAAAGTTAAATGATATTGTATGGTGACTGCATTGGTCTGAACTTAAGTGCTTTATTTAAATTCTCAGCTTCCGCACCTTTTCTCTCAAGAATTTTATCAGGACGGAGTCTTTCTAATCGAGCCATTAATTCTTCAACCAACTTTAATCTTTCATCTTTACCTTCGGTAAGTAAAGAACTATAATCTAATTTAACCGAACTATCTGGAACTTGTAAGTCTCCAGAAAATTTACTCCAAATTCTACCTAAACCTTCTTTAGAATAACCGATTAGATATTTTCTAATCCAATTCTGAGAAGGTTTATTTAATTTATCCCACGTTAATTCCTCAGTCATAACGTCTGAAGGTAACTTAATAACGTCTTTGTTTTTATCTAAACAGGTGTCTCTATCCATGGTATCATAATACCAATACCAAACTTGATAATTATTTTTATAAACCGCACCAAAATCGAATCTACCTCCAGGTACATTATAAAGATGAATATATTTTTTTCCGGCAGGACCTGCGGTAATTCTATATGTTAAATCCCCACCAATTAATCTATTTTTAAGACTTCTATCTTGCATTCTTAATAATAAATCAAACGCTGGCATCATAAAATATGAACCACCTGACGAGCCCATTTGCGCAAAACCACCAAACCCACCAAAACCACCACCACCTAATCCACCAAATCCGGCAGCAAACGGGTCGACTATTGTGTCCGTCATTTCTGATCTTGTAAACCACAATAGTTCATTTATTTCACGTCCTGCAGGTACTTCATACATTTGTGTTCCACCTGTTAATGTTATGAAATCTTTCTTAAGTTCACTATCACCACCCGCCTGCAAACCCACAATTTTAGAATATGAGTGGCTATATTGAGTTTCGTAGTCTAAACTTCGAGTTGTAAAGGCATTAGTTAAAGATTGTGTATCCACGTCTAATCCAGCTAATGCCGACCATTGAGATTCGATTAACCAATCAGATACGTATTGTTCATATTCTGATAATGAAAGTTCAAGGAATGTGTCCATTTGTTCTTCAGTAAGCTCAATACCACGAACGGGCATACCTAATAGGTGAAATACCTGAGTATATAATTTGTCCTTTTCGGGTTGTGAAATAATAGTCGCCATATTTTGTTTTATTCTTATAAATAGTTTATATTTAAGTTATGAACGATAAATTAAACGAACTATTTAGAATTTGTGGTATTAATGATTTCATATTCACATACCAAAAAGAAGGTGATAAAAATTATATCGATTATTCAGTAGAAC